GATACTCCGCCGCCGCCGCCGCCGCTAGTTGCTGTAACGCCTGATTGACTGCCGCCGCTAAATCCTTGCATACCGACGCCGCCAGCATTAAATACGCGGCCGCCGCCACCACCGCAACCGCCCTGGCTGGCTTGATAACGTTCTGTTGCTTGGTCGCCGTAGCCAACACCGCCGCCGACAGCAACTAAAACGCTACCTAAAGATGTTTTTGAACCGTTACCTAAAAGTGTCGACGACGACGTACCCCCCGCGCCAATAGTTACCGCGTAAGTAGTCGCTGCTAAATAAACCGTTGCAGATACCATGCCGCCCGCGCCGCCGCCACCCGACGCGCCAACGCTACTTGTATTGGTTTGATAGCCACCTGATGACCCCCCACCAAACATCAAAACGTCAAATAGACCCGCTTTAGTAACGGTTAACGTACCGTCGCTAGTTGCATACAATCCCGAATATCCGCTAGGTGGTGTAGCCAATGCGCCTGTAAGACCTGTTGCCGTGCCGTATGTTGCTGCCTGTTGGCTAAAAAAAATTGCAGCACTAGCACTAGTAAAATAAAGCGTGCCACCCCCCCATTGTGCCAACGCCAACGAACTAGCCGTAGTCACCGTTGCAGTACCCGCCGTAACCGTGCAGGTACCCGCGCCAATATTCTGTATCCAAACGGACTGGCCAGCACTAAACAAACTGTTATTTACCGTAATTGTGGTTGAACTAGCGCTATTCATTTGTACGCGTGTCGACGCGTCGGCGGCGGTCAACGTGTAACTAGCGGTTTTAGCGCTTACTGGTAATAGTGCAATATTATTAAGTTGGTCTGCGGTCAATATTTGCGACGCAACGAACGGGTAGGGAGTTACTGCCATAGTGGGTACTTTATCCTAAAACTGGTTGCGGGTCTTGTATGTCTAATTTACCGTAAATTGCGTCGTTCAAAATGAATTCATACACAATATTTGTGTTAGCGGTATAGAACGTTACGCGGTGGCCGTTGGATACGTTTACCCCTATTTCTATGCCCTCTACCGATAATTCTTGGGCTACTTCCCCGCCCGCAATAGTGTTAGTAATTGTTATGGTGTCGCCAATATCGACTAGCGCCAAGGTTTCCCGTTGGGGTGTTGTAAGCATTAAATAGTCGGTTTGCACGGCGTTAAACGTCGCTACAGGTTCGCCAACTATTAGATACTCTGCAAGGGTTAACGCGCTGGCGTCGTTATGTAAAAGGCTGTTAGTAATGCTTGTGTTTTGAATTAGGTACTTAGCCTGGCTTGCCAAGTCGTCGGCTACTTGTGGGCTAGCCGCGCCTAATTGTTGAATACTGGCTCTGTTTACTATGACGTCGGCGTTATAGATAATGCCTAAATTGTTGTACGGTATGTTTGTGCCGTCGTCGTGAAAGTCTGCGACGCTACCCGAAATGGTGTTACCCACCCTAGGTTGGCTTGTTAGGTCGCCTGTACGTGATATAAAAATACGGCCTTGTTCGGCTTGCTGTATTTGGTCTATGTACGCTTTTACGTTTGTACCTTCGGGCACGGTATAAGCGGCAGACCCGCCTAATGTTTGGGTGCCTGTTGAAATGTTGCGCGTCAACACTGGATAAGTAACTTCGGGCAAATTCAATACAGCCGATAGGCGGGCGCTCGATAGTTCCTCGCTTACGTTGTATTCGGATAAAGCGGTTTGGGCTAGTAAATAGAAATCATCGGCACAATATACGCTTACCGTGTTTTGGCCGCCTAGTTCGTAGTTGTAGTCGTATGAGACTATTTGGCCTACAAACAATTCTATGAAAGTACCTACGCCGTTGTATCTGCCAAACGAAACCCGCCGTAACGGTGCCAAGGTAAATTGCCCTTGGGGGTCAACGTATGGGCTAGACGTATACAACGGGTTTAGGGTGCCGCCTGCCAGGGTGTCGTTTAAATTAAACGACATAGTACCCGCGCTAAATTGGTCGCCAACATCACGGCGCCCGCGTTTAACGTTTACGTTTGTTGAATATTCAAGCATTGGCGCAAATTCTGTCGTACCGTCTAACACGTACTGGGTGCCGTTTAATACGCCGCGCGTAGCGTCGTCAAGTATGAAAGCGTCTAATTTAAAACCTGTATCTATAAAAAGTTCGTAGTTACCGCTTTCAATTACTGACGTAGCCATTAGGCAACCTGAATATTTGCGGGGCCTGCAGCCCTGTTATATGCGCGTAAAGCGTTTACAACGGCTTCGCCTGTTTCGGCAGTTGACATAACGCCCGTTACGTTTATGTTGTAATTGTCGCCTGCCGATTGCCGAAACACGTTGCCGCCCGTGCCGCCACCTGTAACGGGTGTTGGTACTGGCGTAGTTACGCCCCCTGTAACGCTTGTAACTATTTGGTTTACCCTTACCGTAATGTCAACAGTACGCGCCAGTTTGTTTGCTAAATCATCCATTTGTTTCATCATTTTTGGGGTTAATTTATCTATTTCTTTTTGTAAACCAGTAACCGTTTTTTGTGCGTTGTCAACGCCTACCTGATACCAAGCGTTAGCCGCATTCATACCTACTTTTTCGGCGGCCATTTTGGCGCTGTCGACTAAGGCGTTAGTTTCAAATATTGCTGTTTCGCCGCCTGCTACTAATTCTTTTGCTATGGCTGCGCCCGCTTCACCGCCAGCCGCTAAAACGGCTGCTAACGCGTCTTTAGATAATCCTAAATTTAACGCTTTTTGTATGTCGTTTGAATAGTCTTTAATGCCGTTTACTTGGTCGCGTAAGCCTGCCAAAAATCCTTTACCTGTGTCGGTGCCTGCAGTTTTGGCGTCTTTAAAACTAAAGGCGTCTAACAAGCCTTGGGCTACGGTGTCGGCGTAATCTATTAACGCTTTTTTGGCTTCGTCTAACGCGCCGTTGGCGTCTTTCAATGCTTCTTGTAAACCTTCTTTTAATGATTTTGCATATTCGTAAGTTGCTTTAGTTGCAGCGCCCGCGCCGTCTTTAACTTTTTCGTAGTTTGCGTAGGCTTCTTTTAGTTGTTCGTTACTTAATTCGGGGCCGATAAAACCTTTAGGCCCGATAAGCGCGCCAGTAGCGCCAATAGTTCCCGCCGTAATAAGTGTTTGCTGGTTTAACAAATCACTTTCTACGCGCGCTGCATTCATCTTTTTTGTGTATGCAGCAAACGCCGCCACGCCAGCAACTACCGCAATAATACCTATACCCGTTGAAACCTGTACCGCCGTAAATGACGTTGCCAGCGCATAGTTAACGGCTGTAGTAATAATGCTGGCGGCTTTCCACAATGCCATAGCCGCTTTAGCCAAAATAATTGCACCCGAAATGGTGCCAATGACTGCAACAAACGCCACAAATTCGCCAGTATTGTTTCCAATGGCTGTAGCAAAATTAACTAATACAGGTAGCACCGCTTCAAGTATCGGTAAAAACGCTTGCCCTATTGCTACTTTAGCGTTAGCAACTTGCGCCGATAATATGCGTTGCTGGTTTGCTGCCCCAGTCGACGTGCGCGCAAAATCTCCTTGGGCGTCGCTTGTCTGTTCCAAAATAAGTTTTTGCGTAGCCAATACTTTTGCTTGGGCGCTTAATGCACCTGTGCCGTCGTAAAGGCCCATTTTCATAGCCTGGGCCTTTACGGCCGCGTCGTTCAGTAATACGCCGAATTTGCGGATAGGTTCCGCTTCGCCACGTAATGCAGCGCCTAACGCTAGGGCTACGTCGGCGGGGTTGGCATTGTGGAAACTTGCTAGGTCGCCCGACAGTTTGACCATTTCAATACTAAAATTTGATAAGTCGGTACCCGCTAGGCCTGCAGATTTACCAAACGTGCCCATAGTGGCGGCTGCGTCTAACGCGGCTTGTTTTGATAAACCTAAACTGGCGGCTGCCGTGTCGGCAAACTTTTTTATTTCTGTCGACGCTGTACCAAAAATAATGCCCGATTTACTAACCGTTTCGTTAAAGTCGCTTGCAGCCTGGGCGGCTTTGTAACCGCCTGTAACAATGGCACCAAACGCAATAGCGGCAGGTACCGCCATTTTGTTTATAGCAAACGCCGCTTTATCCGACGCTTTAGTAAGGTTTTGAAATTCTTTAATGGCCGCTTCGGCGCCCTTGCCATTAAACGACGTAATAATCGGTATGTTAATTGCCATAATTAACCTCTAATTTACGGTTAGTCATGGCCATAACTACGGCCACAATGTCAATTACGACGGCTTCAACTGCAGGGCGCGCCATGTCTACGGCAGGTTCGCTAGCACGTGGATTAAACGAACCGCCTACCTCTAAGTTGCGTACAAACGCGCCACGTGTTTTAGCGCCTGCATGATCCCATATGGCGCCTGCAGCGTCTTTTTGTCTAAGGCTTAACAACTGGTACGGCTGCGCTTGAAAGTCAATTACCTCGCCCGATTTAAACTTTACGCTGCGGGCTGCCTGGCCTGTTCGGTTCGTCATAATTTTAAAACCTGCGGCTGCCATATCGCTAGACCATTTAGTGCCTTCACGACCTTTAATAAGACTGCCGCGCCCCATGCCACTTAACGGCGGTTTGCTAGGGATTAAAGAACGTGCCGCAACTAGAACAGGGTCGCCCGCTTTTTTTACTTGCTTCAACATTTCTTTACGGTATTCGGGGTCAATTTCTTTTAGGGTTGCTATCGCCTGTTTAACGCCGTAAATATCCATAGTCGTTGAAATGGCCATAGCGGTTACTTTCGTTGTTTGTTGTTGTCCGATAATACAGTAACAACAGTTGCTAGGTCATCCATGTCAAAAGGTATCGACGGGGGCCACCACGAAATGGCTACCAGTAGTTCGCATAACTGGCGGGCGTGGGTGCCCCTTAGGTGGGGTTTGCGGTCTCTGTATCGACTACTTCAATGTTTGTTAAGCCTTTAACGAAAGTATCAAATTCGCTAGGTACAACAATTTTGTTTAACTTAGACGCTTCATACGCCATAAATGCTAAATCCTCTACGCCTATACCTAGCGCCATGTCCGATGCTTTACGTTTAAATTTTCGTTCCCATAAAATTATTACGTACAGGTTTGTTACCACCTCGTAGGCGGTATCTGCTGTTTCTACTTTTAACGTAAGTTTCATTAAATGCCTTTCTAGTGTCGGGCCTTTACAGGCTTTTTATTTACGCTTCGGTGACTGAGTAAACTCCCCCAGTAAAAACAATACTTACCTGGCCTAAAGAGCCAAGCGCCATTTCGTATGGTATGGCCTCTAGGTAGGTACCCGTTAGGGTCATGGTCGGATTGGTAGCCGTGCCTGGGCTTGTAGCGCTGCTAGACCACGAAACGGTAGTAGACGTACCTACCAACGCTTTAAGCGTTGCGTAAGTTTCTGTAGCCGCAAACGATAGATACAAGTCGCAAGCCAACGTAGAGTTTTCAAGACCTGCAACATACACGCGGGAACCTGAACCAAACGCGGTACTTTCTAGCGCTTCAATCGTGCGCGTAAATGTAAGGCCGTGGCATTGGTCTTGCATAGAAACGCTGTTAATGGTTAGGTTTGGACTTGATAAATAAGTGCTAGTAGCCATGGGGTTTACTCCTCGTTTGTGTCTGTCTTAGTTTTAGCACCTTTGGGCGCCTTGGTGGGGGATTGAATAATGAAACCGCCTGCTATTAACGCGTCAACGTTTACGCCTTCGACTGGTTCGTATTCGTCGCCTGGGCAACCAATACGGGGGCTAACTATTTCGTATTTCATATTTACCTATTCTAGGCGGTTGCCTGGGTTTGTAGGGTTATGGTCAAATCGTAGGCGGGTAGTTCGCTGCCGCCGATTAGCGCAATAGTTGGGCGCCCGTCGGTTACGCCAATTTTTTTGGTAATAACCTTGCTAGCCAAATTTAGTAATGACCGTTGCGCGTCTAGGTTGCCAGGCCCCAGGGTAATTATGCGTATTGGAAACGTCATTTCTACGACGTTATTTGAATAGACGGTGAACGTAGGGGCGTCTATAAACGCGCAAGGCGGTACAAGGTTACGGGGGTCTGTTACTACCTGTAAACTTGTAATGGT